ATGAAAAGTTTTAAGCATAAATTTAAAAGAAGACTCATGCTCATTTCTACATTTATATTTGCAGTTATCGGGCTTTTCGCATGCTCTATTGCCATAGATTATGGTATGAATACTCTCGAAAGTATTGGAGTGATAGGATCTGGTGTCTCATATTGCATGATGGCAGCAATAGGTAATATTGGTCGAGTTTCCGATCGAGAGACAGCAGGAGCTCAAATATCATCGAGAATTTGGTTAATTGAGCTAGGGCAAATTGATGATTCAGTACAGTTTCCCCGACCAAACGCTAATGGAGAAGTTGGAACTATCCCTCTTAAAAATGGAGAATATATGCATTATTTCGAGACGGTTGACGACTCTCTTGAAGATAAATCAACCGGCAGTAAAGGGGAGATAACAACAGCTGTTACCAATTCATTTACATTTATAATGGGTGGATATCGCAGACAGCTTCAGCGATTTATGGAAGAGCATGCCGGTGATAGATTTATTATTATTTATCAAATGGCTTCTGATGCTCAATATTACATTATTGGAAATGATTTAAAACCAATGCTTTTAAAAGCATTCGACAGGACTAACAACAAAGAGTCAAGGAGTGTTTCATTTACCTTTGAAAATAACAGCTTCCTTCAGCCACAGAAATATGTTGGAGCAATAGTTAAAGAGTCACCGGCAGCCATTGCTGCAAATGCAACTAATCTTGCAATTACTTCAGCTAACCAATATCAAACAGGAGCAAACACAGCTGCGACTACAATTGCAACTATCTCAGGTCTGGCAGCTGCTGATGAGGGAAGAATTATTGAGATTGTCGGAGGAGGTGGTGCTAACCCAACTCACATTGACTCTATCGCAGCTATTGTGCTTAAAGGTGATGTTACCTGGATAGCAAATGCAGGAAGTAGACTCACTCTTAAAGTGCTCGACTCAGAGACATTGGTAGAGGTGTCAAGAGTTCAGACAGCGTAAAGTTTCGTTTTTGATTAATTATTTAAAAGCTGCCGGCAGTTATGTCAGCAGCTTTTTTCTTTGTCCTTCGGCTACAGATAAAGGATAGATAAGTTTGCATTGCAAAGTTGTTAAATTAAATTTTCTAGCCATGAGTTTAACCTTTAAAGAAAAAAATACACTAGCCAAAGAACTAGCTAATGATGCTTATATAGAAAAAGATAAGCAATTATTGAGAAAGTATTTGCCAAACGAAAAATTGCTTTTACGGTCTGCAAGTGCCTCTAGACCTGACTTATCTTTTGATATTCTTTTTCTACTACTAGAATATGAATCAAAGGATAATATCATCAATAACCGTCAATCTATGAGTGAAGTCAAGGATAATGTTCCTCCAGAAATCAAAACATCACAAATCCCCAAAGCTGAAAAAAAAAAGTTTCAAAAGAAGAGGAGTATAAAAACATTGACTGGACAAACCTTATCAAAGAAGACATCAGAGATGCTCACACAGTCTATTCAGATAGGATCTATAGCTATCGCAGGTTGTGCGAGCTTGATAAAGAGATTGAGATAGAGCCTACATCTTCTAAGATAATTGAGTTTGCTGAATTAGGGATAAGAAACAGACTTTGTTTTAAAGAGTTAGAGCATTACAATAAATTCGGCAAATTTTTATACCAACACCCTCTTATTCAAAAAAACTCTCTCAAAACCAGTTTATTATTAATGCTTAAGAATGATCCTTCAGCTTTTTTAGAAGAGCATAAAAATGTTGCCAATAACGTATCTAGGTATAAATCATTCCTAAATAGAAAAAAAGTAAAGGATACTGATAAGCAAAAATGGCAAAGTCAACTTTGTAAACACACAGAAAAACTCGCTTTAATGGCAGAAATAATACAAGAGTTAAAAAATGGAAAAAACAATTAGAGTATTTAATTTAGGAAACCTTCCTGTATGCGATTTTGAGGAATTTTATGACCTGCAAGAAGATTTTAAGATACATGATCCCGAACTGAATAAAAAGCTTCAAAATCTAATATTAACGCGTGGTTTTAAGTATTCATTTCTTGTTTGGATTGATGAAGAAGGAAAAAAATGGATTATTGATGCTCATCAAAGAAAAAAGGCACTTGCTGAGCTACGAAGCCAGGGATATAATATCCCTCCTATTCCATATGAATCAATATTTGCAGAAGACAAAAGAGATGCTGTCGCAGAAATCGCTGCTCAGAACTCCATTTTTGCACAACGAAATCCGGATACAATCCTTTTTGATAAGTATGAAATTTCTGCAGATGATCTATCTGTGTTTAATCTTGACATGGCTCCAGTCAACATGGATTTTTCAAGCATGCTTTCTGATGAACCAGAGCTGAAGGCTGAACAAGATGACTACGAAGAGCCAGAAGATCTACCAACGAATATAGTTCTTGGCGATATCATCGAATTTTCCCTAGGAAATCTAAAGCATCGCCTTCTTTGTGGAGATAGTACTAGTTCTGAAGATGTAGCTAAGTTATTAGCCGGAGCCAAGCCTATGCTTATGGTAACTGATCCTCCGTATGGAGTGAATTATGATCCAAGTTGGAGGGCTAAAGTTGGAGGTAAAATTAAATCAGTAAGTAAAGTTGCTAATGACGATAATCCTTCCTGGTTCAACGCATATGTTCTCTTTCCGGGTAATGTAGTATACATATGGCATGGGGCTCTTTTTACACACGTTTTTGCCACCGATATCGAGGAGGCTGGTTTCAACCTGATATCTCAAATAATATGGAACAAAAATACTTGTGCCATGTCCAGGGGAGACATCCATTGGAAACACGAATCGTGTTGGTATGGAGTGAGAAAGGGACAGAGACATAACTGGCAAGGTGCAAGAAATGTAATGTCTGTATGGGATATCCAAAATCTATCATCAAAAAGCGTACGGGAGAGGGAGGGTGTTTCTGGTCATGGTACTCAGAAACCTATTGAATGTATGGCTAGGCCAATAATGAATAACTCAGCTATAAACGATTCAGTTTATGATCCATTTATTGGATCTGGAACAACAATGGTGGCAGCTCATCAGCTTCATAGAAATTGCTATGCAATGGAGATAACTCCAAAACACTGTCAAATGGTTATTGACCGGATGAAGAGGTTTGATTCAAATATTCAGGTAACAATAAACGGAAAAGAGTATAATGGCAACATATGACAACCATATTCTTGTAAAAGTTAGGAACTGGGCTTCTTTGAAGTATTCTCCTTCCCGGATAGTTACCCTTCTAGATCTGCCAAGAGATGAAGCACAGATTTTTCTGGATGATATCGAGACAGATGATCATCCTCTGAAAAAGATGTATGAAATGGGATCTGCTATTGGTGATTATAACATGGATGTATCTCTTTTAAAAGAAGCTGAAGGAGGTAATATGGATGCCGAGGTGCAGTTGAGAGATAGGCAAAGGATGCGCAAAATTAATGAACTCAAAAACGACTTATTTGGAGTATGAATAAACTTGAGAGATTACAGACCCTTGATCCAGATGTTTTGCAGAACTTTTTGAAGACGCGCAGAAGTGCAGCTCTTCCTGAAGATCTGCAGGACTATATTATCAAGATAAATGCTGTACCATCTATTATTCATCATCAAGGAGCCAATATGACCAGAGTTGTTAAAGCTTTGCTTAAACAATTTCCCAATCTCAACTACAGCACTGCTCGGGACATTTATTACGATGCAATGAATTTCTTTCACATTGATGATACAATTACTGTCGATGCTTGGGATAATTATTATGCAGATAAAATGGAAGATCTAGCTCGTTTATCTATTGCCATGGATAAGATTGATGCAGCAAAAAGATGCTACGATAAGGCTCATGAATATAGGACTAAAGCTGCAGAGAGAATCAAAGTAACAGATTGGCAAGTGCCTATTTTCATTATCACAAATAAAGTAAAGCATACAGATCTTGGATTCGAGAAAAAGAGTTTGCATGATATCGTTAAAAAGGATGAAGACGGCTTCTATATAAATCTTATTAATTCACTAGAAACGACTGATAAAGAAAAGAAGAGACTCATCCGGGAAGCAAACATAGTTGATGTTGAACACGAGGAGGTAATTGATGATGAATAACGAATTAGAATATAATAAGTTTGAAGAGTTATACTTGAACAACATGCAGATGCTTGTTCAGATTGTGGACTGCAACACTGTAATTGTTGAAGCCGGTCGGGGTACTGGGAAGACAGAAGGTGTGACAAGCCGCAGGACAATCAGTGTTGCCAAGGACCTCCCCAGGGAAACATCAGTTCTTGCCCATAAATCTTATGTTGCATTGTTAGCCAACGTCGTCCCAAATATTATTGCTTTCTATTCTGAACCCAGAGGAGAAGAACAAAAGCCTCTTTTAAGAGAAGGGATTGACTATGTAGTTGGTGAGAAAACCTTACCTGGCCACTTTCAAAAACCACGTTATGCACCTGAGCATCCGGAACACACAATATTCTTTGCTAATGGCCATAACATTCGACTAGTCGCAACTGATCAGCAGGAGTCAATCGCCGGATCCAACATCGTGCACATTTTCTTGGAGGAAATGAAGCTCAATAAAGGAGCCAAATTAAAGAGCCGGCTTATCCCTGCAATGCGTGTTGGCAGGCTCACAAAGAATATCTCTCAAACACAGGCTTCTATTTATTATCAGGGAGTAACTGGTGTCTCAGATACTGCTAGGGTATCCCTGGGAGAAGACTCTTGGTTTCAGGAATATGAGGAGAATATGAATGAAGAGCTTATTGCTGAAATTGTGACTCTTTCTTTGTGCGTAAATGATGCCCTTTATAACATTCATACAGGTAAAAATGTAGATGCAATGCAAAAACGCTTGGCAAAATATACTCCAATCTTAAACAGGGCAAGAAAAGCGGCTACATACTATATGCGTGTTTCAACTTTCATTAATCGGGAGGTACTTGGTCCCCAATATTTCGCTACACAAAAGAAACTACTCACTCCATCGGAGTTTTTAACATCTATATGTTCTGTCCGAGAGAAGAAAGCAGAAAACATGTTTGTTGCCAATTTTGATGAATTAACACACACATTTGATGATTCTTACAAATATGAGTCAATAATGAAATTCAATCTCAAAGACAACTTTAGAATTACTTCAGAGTATCTAAAACACTATAATCCTGATGAAAAATTAGAGTTAGGATTTGACCCTGGATCCTTTGCATCTTTTGTTGTTGCCCAGGAAAACAGAAAAAATAATGAATACAGGATATTGAAAGAGCACTTTGTTTTTTCTCCGCAAGATCTACCAGAATTAGCCAGAGAATTTAATCAGTTTTGGTGCAACCGCAGAAACAGAAACATAGACTTATATTATGACAGAGCCGGCAACCAACGTAAGCCTCAAAAGCGACAACACGAGACAGATGCAAAAGAGTTAAAACACGAACTGGAAAAGTATGGCTGGAGAGTACGTTTGATGAGCTTGAACCAAAGAACAATTTTTCATTGGGAGCTTTACAAGCTCATGCTAAAACTTTTTGCTCCAGATGATAAAGCTATTCCAAAAATTATGATTGATGCCAATGAATGTCCTAACCTTATCTCTTCAATTTATTCAGCCCCAATTAAAAAAGGATCTAATCCGATTGAACTTGATAAGTCTAGCGAAGTTAAATTGCCACTTAACCTTCAGGCTGGTTTATCCACTCAGATACCTTCGGGAATGTTTTATTTGCTATGGGGCAAATTTGAAAAATTCTTGATAATGGCAAAAGGTGGAAATTATAACAATTTACCAAACAATATCAGTACATAAAATATATAAAACGATATGGTTGTGACATAAAAATACTATCTAACCCCTTGATAGATTGCATCTATAAGAAAAAGGGTTCAAAGGTGTTTAAAAAAAACACCTTCCTGATACCGACGCGCTGATTTTTATAAATGCTATGCATATATGTAAAAAGGCGGGAAATATGATTGGGCTTGAGTTGTAGCATATAGAGCATATCTATTACGAAAGCAGATAGTGTGTGAGTTTATATACAATCGAAAACATTGCAATGCATGTCCTTTACAATGATTAAATAACATGAGACATTTGGACTATGGAAACTATTGATGGATATAAAGCTATTAAAACTCTTGAGGATATTACAAGAGCTGGTGGATGCTTTACAATTTCCTTCTTTAAGTATTCACGAATTAAAAATGAAGCATCAACTAAGCTTCGAACAATATCAGGATGCAGAACAAGGTCACAATTACCACATGAGAAGTGGGATATAGATGGTGATAATTATTTTTTGTTTGAGTGCTCTGAAGGTAATAAAGCCTGTTATAAACATTTAATAAGATACATAGGTCTGCCACATGACAACTATAGATTGAAGAAAGTAAAATGGTTTAATAATGAAGAATAGTAAATTAAATAGTCTTGGATATATTAAAGCTGGTCCAGACACATTCACTTATCAAATCGGAGAAACTCTACAAGAAGCACAAGAGCTCTTCACTGATTCTATACAGAGTACTGGTCGTAGTAATGTACAGCTTGTAAAAGTAGATAAGTATAAGGTCTACCCTGCAGGAGCCAATAACCTTGAGCCTAATGAGCAAAAGGAAATGATTGCTTCAAATAGACTTCTCCCTGAGCTAATAGAGAAACAGATCCGCATGCTCTATGGTACTGGACCAGTTCTCTACATTACTAGGCGTAAGGGTAAGGACGTGTGGAAGGAGTTTGTGGAACACACTGAAATACAAGACTGGCTTGATTCATGGCTAGAGAATGGTATGGCTGATGATTATAAGACGTACTTCAATAAGTCCATCAGATCTTTTTACTATGATGAAGGAATATTTTCAAAATGGAGATTAGCTTCAGGAGTTAAAATAGGTCTGAAGAAAATAGCTGGTTTAGAACATGTTTCCAATCTCAGGGCTAGGTTGGCAACAACATCTGATACTATCAATAGAACAGATTTTGAAGATAATGAATTTAAACACGTTATTATAGGCAACTGGACTCAACCAGGGAAAGAGTATAAGGTATATAACAGATTTGATTATACTAATCCGTTTGCTCACTCTACAGCAATAAGTTACTCTAAAAATCCAAGTCATGGCGAAGAGATCTATGCATTTAATGTGTTCTTCCGAGGGATTAAAGCATGGGTAATTGGGTCCAACAGAACTCCGGAATATATCAATAGTTTCCTTGAAAATGCCATCTCAGCAAGGCTTCATATAATCATTCCCAATGCATGGGTACAGTCTAAGATAGAGATGCTTAAGGATATGTGTAATACAAATTCAGAGAGAAAATCTGACAAGCAATCACTACTTGTCATTAAGTTTTCAGATACAGACGTTATGGAAGTTGGCACTGAATACCATGAGGGGTTGATTGCTGAATACACAACAAAAGAGCTGCGAAAATTGGCAAACTATCTCTCCGGAGCTGGGAAGAACCAAGGCAAATTGTATGCTTCTTATAGCTTCACAAATAGCGAAGGTCAGGAGGAACGTTGGAGAATTGAAGAGATACCTAATAAATCTAAGGAGTATATTGAAGCGCACACGACTTACGACAAAAGAGCTGATGAAGTAATTACTTCTGCAAAGGGTATAGATTCCTCAATTTCAAACATTTCCAAAGATGGCGTTATTTCCAAGTCCGGAGCTGATGCTCATTATAATTACATGATATATCTGAATGGACTTACTATTCCAGAGGATGTTGTATGCAGGGACATCAATTATGCCATAAAACTAAACTTTCCGGAAGCTTACAAGTCTGGTATTAGACTTGGTTTTTATCGCTCTGCAATTGAAAAACAGCAGAATGTATCAGAAGATAACAGACTCACTAATACTCAAGTATAGACATGAACGCAATTGACTTTTTTGACAATATTGATGACTTCAGATCATTTGCTCCAGGTGTTGATGGCACCTTACAGCTAGATTCATTATATCCATCGTTTTTACCAACAAAAAAACGAATTCAGGATGTCATCACTATTGGAGTGTATGACGCTATTAAAGCGGACTTTGTTTTGGAACAACCGCAGCACACAATAGCAATTTTATCTCTCCGATCTGCTATTGCCAACTACACAATGTATAAGTACAAGATTTTTGATGCTGTGAGTAAAAACGGAAGCGATCAGAAATTGTACAAGTATCAGCTGGATGAAATTAAAGAAGAGTACATAACCATGTTTTGGGCATCAATGGATGAGCTTTTGAGGTATCTGGAGAGTCATGAAGAACTTGGTTCATGGAAGGATTCTGATCAGTATAAGCAAAGGTCTGAGTTACCTATTAAGGATGCCAAGGAGTTTAATAATTACTTTGGAATTGATAATTCACCATACTTCTTCTCAAAAGTTCAATTTTTAATTACAAAGATCAATCAAGATCAGATTATTCCAAGGGTAGGTGATCTTGCTTCCCTAACAAACGAAAAGCTTAAAGAAAAGTGCAAAAGAGCCCTTTGTAGCCATGTTATGGCAGATGCTGCAGTTCTTTTTGATATCACAGAACTTCCAAAAAGCATCAGAAATGATGTTGCCCATGAATTTACAAAAGGAGGTACTGCTGTTCAGGTAAGAGAAAAGCTAAATGCAATCATAATGAAGGATGTAATGTCATACTATTCCGACATAGAGAGAGCAAAGAGTGTCTCCTCTGGAGTAACTGAAAATATTGTTAATAATAATCGTGAAAGCGATAGAATATACTTTATGTCATGATTACCAAGCTTGAAAAAAGGCTCCTTGGAGCTTCAAATAACGTAAAATTCCCCACCTCATGGGAAGAACTGGATCCTGTCCAGTTTATTACTGTCATCTGCATCCTTCTTGAGTACAAAGCCAAGAAGTTTGATGTGAGAGAGCTTCAATTAAGGCTTTACATTGAGCTCTCGAACATCAATTCTAGAAGAATCCTTAGACACAACTATGAATGGTTTGAAAAGGAGATTTTTCGTAACCTGGATAAGATGAACTTCTGCTTTAAGTTCGTCTATGATGATCCCCGATTCAAACATCTGGATCCAAAGATGCAAGAGCGACTGAAAAAGACCAATCCAGAGAAGATTGCCGGTGAACCTGAAGCAGTTATCGCCTCAAAGTTTCAACGGACTGTTGAAATAGATGCAACGATTTGTAAACAACTCATCCCTAATCTTTTTGTGGGTTTGCAAAAATATCCTGGTTATTTATTTGATCGCAGTGGTGATATCGTTAATACTTCGATAACAGCAGAACAGTTCATAGACACACTGACAATATTGTCATTGATTGCATCTCAGGGGCCAGATGAATATATTGATTTGCTGCTGGCAACACTTTATTGCCCGGGTAGCTATTCTGCTCAAAAAGCAAAAGATCTGTCCCCAAGGTTCAAAAAGCTCAATCCAGCTATCAAATTCGCTGTTATGTTCAATTTTGAATCCATTCTGTCATGGCTGACCTCAGAGACTAAATACTACATTCTATTTAATAAAAACAACAAGAAAAAGCAGGACAAACAGACTTTAGGATTCAATTCAATAGTCTATTCTATGACAGAAAAAGGATATGGAAACATCAAGGAGATATCAAGCTTAAATCTTATCGAGTTTTTTGAGTTGATGTACAAAAATTTAGTTGATTCAATTCACCAGCTCAACGATTCCAATATGCCCAAACCAGAAATAGCCAAAAAACTGAATCTCACTCTTGAACAAATAAATAAATTTGTATGATACTAGAGAACACCTTCTTATTTTTTGCGAGGTATCCTGATCACGCTGGAGTGATGAAGAATTTCAATAAAAAATCCCCTGCAGAAAATTATAATGCCTTCAAATTAAAGGCAGAGTCCTTATCTATAAAATCAAAGTATCCGGAGATTGCAGATTACGTTTTTGGAGTATCTGATGACGCTGTGAAAAAGAGGATAACCTCCATTACTGGCTTATATCTATTTGTTGACTATGGTAACTTAAGAACTACTGAAAACCAATTTAAAGTCAAGAAAGATAGTTTTGATTTATCAATCACGATTGCAAAGCCTTTCTCTTCTAATCAAGGCCTAGACTCAATTGAAGAAATTGCGATAATTGATAGAACTCTTGAGCTATTAAAGCTCATAAGAAACGACATCATGGCCATCAAAGATGATCCATATGTCAAGATGCTGACACTTCCTACTGAGATAGTGCCATTTTCATCCAGAGAACTGAATAACAGTTATGGGTTCAGCATGATATTTCAACTTGAAGGAATTGATATGATATAATGATGGGAAAGAAAATTGGTTTTGCGGCTAATATTAACGTAGTAAAAGAGGCTGAAGAAAAAGAAAAAAAACGAAGAGATCCGGATCCATTAAGTTTTGAACTATTGGATAGCTTTTGCCGAAAATATGTACCGGCAGATAGAATAGAGCATGCGACAAATCAATTTACTACCGAAGAAATCACTAGTGCGATATCCAAATTTAACGGGGATAACTATATCTCAAACAACCACATAAAAAATATAATGCTTCAAAAAGGATATAAATATATTGTAGAAATTGAATGCTTTAAACTCGTTTTTAAATGGATAGTAATTGAAAAGCTATGATATCAGAAGGAGCAATAAAAACTCACTATGTAAGAGAAATCTTAGAAAGAGATGCCAAGTTCATCAATGAGACTCAAGGGAAGGTAATTTCTGAAAATTTAAGAAGAGTATCTGGGAGATTACTCAGGTCTATCTATAGTAAAGATTTTCAAATTCAGTCTGACGAAAATAGAATGATGCTTCAGTTTAATTTTCTACGATATCTGCGTTTCCTTGATATAAAAAGTTCAATGGATCAGTTTAAGAACAAAGAGCTAAGATCAAAGCTTGCACTCTACAATAGAGTTATTTATGGACGGTTATATAATGAGACTCGCTCTGACATAAAGTATGGTTTGACAGAGCAGGTAAAAGAAAGGATAAAAACAGAACTCGAAAAAACAATATGATATGGGTAAGCTAAGAGATGATGAAATAAAGTTTATACTTAACCTGGAAGCAAAAGGACTCCAGGCAGAGATAGGTAAGTCAGCAGCTGCTGTTAAAAAGTTTACCCAGGAGAATAAAGCTCTACAAGCAGAGATTGATTTAGCTAATAAGTATCTCAAAGAGACAGAGCGACAAATGAGATCTATTGAGAGATCTGGTAAGACTAATACCTCGGCCTATCAAGAGCTAAAGGCTACTTATCAAGCAACAAAAAATGAAATTGCAGACTACAATCAAAGAATAGTAGACAACAATTCTCTAATTGAAAAAAATAATGAAGTTATTGACAGATCTGTCAAACAGCTCAAAGTTGAGGACATGACAATGTCTCAACTTAAAGTTCGGGCCAAGGATCTTCAGAAGCAACTAGAATCAACATCGTTATCAACAGATCCTGAAGAATACAAAAAACTTCAACAGGAGCTCTCAGAAGTTGGGCAGCGTATGGGTGTACTTCAGAATTCTGGAAAAGGGATGATGTCTCAACTAAGCTCTATTCCTGGTCCTGCAGGGCAAGCTATACAAAGTCTAGTAGGTATGAAGCAAGCAATGATGGCTCTTATTGCAAATCCCGTAGGAGCAGTTATCGCTGCAATTGTGCTTGTTTTCATGGCTTTTAAAAAGGCAATCAACTCGTCTGAAGAAGCAACATTTAAGCTTAATCAGATCCTTGCTCCACTGAATAAATTCATGCAATTTTTATTAAAAATTTTACAAGATATTGTAATTGGATTTTTGGACTTTGCTCAGTCTGCATTATCTGGTATCTCTAAATTATTAGAGATGTTACCATTTGTAGGATCTAAAATGAAGGAGATAAACGATGAAGCAAAAGATGCAATCAAATTAGAAAAAGAAAAACAGGAATTGCAAAAAAGAGAAAGAGATTGGATTGTCGGAAAGGCAAAATTAGAAAATGAAATTGCTAAAAATAGAGATAAAGCCTATCAAAGAGACAAATACTCAGTAAAAGAAAGAATTGGATTCCTTGAAGCTGCGTTAGAAGGAGAAAAAAAAATATCAGAAGAGGCTGTTAAGCAAGCAAAAATTAAATACGAAATTGCAAAAACAGAAGCAGCTAGAGCAGGAAATACATCTGAAGAATTAAAAAAACTTAAAGAAGCTGAAGCTGCAGTTATTCAGTCAGAAACTGAGAAATATGAAAAAACTAGAGGTATTCATGAAAAAATGAATTCTTTCTTAGCTGAAGAGAAGCGTAATGCTCAAGAAGCAGCCAAGGAGGCACTCCAAAAACAAAAAGATGCCCTTGAAACTCAATTAAACAACCTCGAAGGCAACTACAATCAAAAAAGATCTATTATCAAGAAAAATGGACTTTTAGAAGAACTAACAGAATCATCAATTAATTTACAAATCACACAACTAGATAATCAATTTTATCAAGACAGAATTAATGCCTTGAAAGAGTATCTTAAAAAAGTTAAAAACGAAAAATTACGAAGTGAAATTAAAAAGAAGATTACTGATGACGAATTAGCTATAGTAGAAAATCAAAAATCAGCTGATAACATCAAATTATCAATAGTAAAGGAAGGTCTAGAAAAAAATTTAAAGCTTCTTGATAATGCGTATAATGTTCAAAAATTGACATTTGACAATGCTCTTGCTGATCGTAAGATAACTCAAGAGCAATATGATCTGTTAATGTTAACTTTAGATGAGCAAACGGCTAATACTAGAGTACAGATTACTCAGGGATATAAAGATGACATCGTAAAACTTGAACTAAAAACGGGAGCACAAAAAACACAAGCCGTTAATGATGCTAACGCACTTGTTGTCCAATCAGAAAGCGATGCAGCTGCAAAAAGGAAAGCTGTATATGATACGATCATAAAATCAACTCAAGATTTCAAACAGCAATTTGGATTATTAACCTACGATGAGGAAATAAAGCTTCAGACAAAGATTCTTGATGATGTTTATACAGCAAAGAAAAAATTTTTAGAAGAACAGGGTGCAGATACTACTGATCTGACAAAAGCATACGAACAGGCAAAGAAAAATATTGAGATAAACGCTGCTCAAGAAAGATTCAACATTCGTAAATCTCTTAATATTGCAAGCTGGGCAGAAGAGTTCGAAATGCAGAAACAACAACTTGATCAGTTGCATAAAGCAGGATTAATATCTGAAGAAGAACATCAAACTGCTTTAACGGATCTCAAAGTAGGTAAAGCAAAAGCATATTTCGACTATTTTAATGGACTTGGCAAAAGTGCTGTTAGTGCTCTGCAAGACGCAGAAATTTCATCTATGGAAGCAACATACGATGAAAAGATAGCTGCTGCAGGTGATAATGCAGAAGAAGTAGAGAGATTAGAAAAGGAAAAAGCACAGAAAAAGCTTGATATTGAAAAGAAATACGCTGATGTAAATTTTGCAATCAAGGTTGCAGAAATTATTGCGAATACTGCTGTTGCAATAATGCAGAGTTTTGCTCAGCTAGGTCCCATTGGAGGAGCTGTAGCTGCTGCCTTGATGACAGCAACAGGAGCTGCTCAAATTGTATCAGCTAACGCTGAAAGAAGGAAAATTAAGGCAATGACTCTAGACTCCGGAGGAGGATCTAATAGCCAGCAAAGAGTGGTTACAGGTAAGGAAGATGGTGGTTATATTAATGTTACTCGTGAACAAGATAAAAAACGCTTTTGGGCTAGACGATCTTCCAAACGTAACGGATACTTCAATGAGCCAAGTCTATTAGTAGGAGAAAATGGGACAGAATTTGTTGCTAATGCAGCTGCAGTATCTAATAAAAGCATAAAACCCTTTTTGGACCTAATTAATAATGCACAAGAAGGAGGTTATGTTGAACAACTTAATATGGATGCTATTCTTGCGTCTGTTAAACCTGCTGGGAGAGGTTATGAGTTTGGAGGATATACTCAAGCTTCTCAAGCAGCTCCTAAAACAACTATTGTGAATCAACTTGACTCAACAATGATGTCTGAGCTTATTGATCTATTAAAATATTTGAAAAAGAATGGAGTAAAAGCAAAAGTCTTGCTATCAGATCTGCAAGAACAAATGGAACTTCAAGAGACTAGTGAAAAACAAGCATCAAAGTCATGAGGATAATAACGAGCAAAGGCCAATATGATCTTCCAGAAAACTTTGTCCTGGAGATGGAAAGAAAAAATCCATTCTTTTCTAAGATTGGAGAAAAAAGTATTCCTGTAACACTGCCACTAACTAAAAACAATTTAAGGATTATCGGCTATAGTAACATATCATCAAACACAAAGCCAGTATCTTCCTTAGATGTCTTTATTGAAGATGGTATGACAAGACTAACAGCAAAGCAAATTATTCATAAAACAACAAAAGAGGGTATTTCTACTACTTTTTATCCCAACATTGGAGCGTTTTGGACTACAATTAAAGACAAGAAGCTTAAAGATGTTATGTCTGGCTTTTCTTATGTCAGTACAACATTAATGACAGACCTACAAAATTCGATGAAAAGTACATCTAATTTTGATTTTATTGTTTTCCCTGTCGCTTGTAAAAATGGAGGCGATAAGTATTTTATTTTAAATCAAACTGAAAATACTGATTCAGAAGGCACACCATATTTAGTTGGGAGGAAAGCAAGAACAATTCAAGAAGGAGATAAAAATACAACTGTGCCTATTGGGTATGGAATTACACCATTTCTCAGGTTACACATAGTATTAGAAAAAGTGATCTCATTTTTTGGATATACATTAGAAGGTAACTTTTTAGCTTCAGGTGAATTTTCTTCTCTTTGTTTATTGAATAACTGTGCAGATCCAGTCGTTATTAACAGAATTGATTATTCTCAATTAGTTCCAAATATCACTATACAAGATTTTTTAAATGTAATTAGATTCAAATTTTGTTGTGAATTTATTTCTGATGAGAGTAGAAAAACTATAAATATTTCATTTCTGAAGGATCAATTATCTCAATCTCCAAATACTGACCTTAGTAGTATAAGAGTTTCTGAATTAGACTATGAACCTCCTACTTTTTCTCAAATAACAATATCGCAAGATACGTCTCTCGAAAATGCTGCTCCAGAGACAGAAACACTTGAAAAATTTGTAGAAAAATATAAAACGATTGGTGCTGTATCAGAAAATGAATTCTTTGATCAAGCTATTATTAGTAAGTATAATGCTGTATTAAGATTAGCTGAAGGTAGGTTTTATTCTATCGAATTTGATGGTATAAACACACGTAAAGAAGCCGTTGGTACCGTTTATTTTAACTATAATAAAGGTGGCGACTTAACTAATGAAGAGATCCAACTAAAAGATACTGCAGTGCCAATAATTCCTGCAGGTAAAAATGAAACTCTAATGCCTTTTGTTGGAAATATTTGGCATCAAAATACTGCAATAAAAGAGAAGTCTGGAGAAACAAAAGAAGAGAAAAAAGATTCTTCCAAATTTGCCATGTTGTGTTTTGCCAAGTACAAAACAATCAATTCTTTACAGATATGCTACGGAACTCCATTTAATTATGATGATCAGGGGCACAGAGATGGAAACTTTAGTCTTCAATCTTGGGGTGCTGATGGCATCTTTCATCGTTTTTACAAACTTGCAGATTCATTTTATCGTCACTCGAATGTAACGATCAATGTAGAGATGCTGTTAACTGAAAACTTAAAAAGCAACCTTTCAGAGATAAAGCCAGTACTAGTTGATAATCAGATCCTACTACCAGATACTATCTCGTATACTATTGGAAGAAAAGTGCAAAAAAAATGTGTTTTTAGAACAGTTAAATTATATGAACCACATGATATTCAACAGGAACAATCGATTCCAGAAATAATTTATAATCATACAATTGCAGTGTATTTTTGGAAATATAACGATAACAGTTCGACAATAATTCCACCATCTTCAGGGCTGGATGATTATGTATAGCGCTTAAATGGAGAAATCTATAAACCTATAATAGCTCCTACTGAACAACAATATATAGAACATCAACAAGGGACCATCTTTTTTGCGAGTCAGGTTTCAGTCATTATTGAGCATTATGTTATGGGAACACTTACTGATCAAATACCATCAACACTAGAATATTGGTATACGATTGAGAAAAAATAATGTCCTTTGAGAGTGGTGAGTTGTATTGGATTTTTGTAATGAATTATGGCAACAATACTACAACAACCAGATCAATATAGTTTCGCAGGTAACGTTAAGAATGTTATCGTGTCGACTCAAACGAAAATCATATTCAAGTTGAAATATGGTTCTGCTATTTTGATTGAATCTTCATATTATCCAGATCTAGAGTCTAGGGTTGTAATTGATATTAAAAAAATCTTGCTTGACTCTCTGATATCGTTGTTACCTGACACTGTTGAACATTCAACAGCTGATTATCCACAGTTCAGCTTTACAATCGATGATTCTATTGAACATTCTTTTTATGCATTTGATGGTGGAATAGATACATCTGTATATTCTTCATGGTTTAATGAGAACTTTTTGACTTGGCAACCACAAACGTCATATGTAACATGGAATCAGCCACAATATTTAAGTTACATAGCACTACAGATCTGTAATTTAAAAATCAAAGGTTATTTTTCTGATGGGACAGATCAGACTGTTACGTTTGGAGCATTTACAGCCAATAAAATCAATACAGCTAATCTTCAATTTTCATCATTGCCTACAAAATTTGCCGGCAAACAACCACAATATGTTGATGTATGGACAGAGAATGCACAAGGTGCTCGATTGTCTTTCATACAGAGATTTGTTCTTAAAAACTCATCTTCAGATGACAACTACTTCATATTTAAAAACTCATTAGGAGGATGGGATTCTGTGGTATTTTCAGGTACTTTGAAAAATGAAGCTTTATCAGAAGTTAAAACATTTTCACAAGAGGATACAACTAATGAATATCAAGTAGATCTAACTGAAAAATATTCAAAAAGCACTGGTTATTTTCTATCCGAACAGCATCGAGTTTGGATTACTGAGTTTTTTAAAACTAGCGAACGTTATTTTCTATCCCATCGAGGAATTTTCGAGAAAATTACAGTTTTATCATCATCAATAAACTCTCAAAAAAGTAATCCAAGCTCTTACAATTTTACATTTTCACTTGCTCGAAGTTCTAAATATCTCAACTTATCTAGAAACAATAATCCAGAAGCACCTTTGGAAATAATTGATCCTGCAGGAGACCTTTTTTTTTTAGCCCCTAGACTCTCTCAATTCTCATCAGCGGAGATTAATAATTCGCTATTAATACCAGTTCAGTCACCTTATTCAGAGTCTTGGCAAAAATTGAATTTAGGAACTTTGATTGACTCATTAGGCTCGTATTCTGGCCATATTAAAGAGCTTTATATCTCAACAATTTACTTACCTACAATCGGGAAAGAAAATGTCTTGTACATAGTAGGTGATAGTGATCTCAATAGAGAAATATTTATCTACGAAAATGGGCAATACAAGCAAATCACTTGGAATTATAACAACATAGAAATTATTAATGGAGGACAAGCATAAATGGCAACTAAAGAATTAAAAACTAGACTACAATGTCGCAGAGCGACAACAGCAGAGTGGGCAACATCAACTGTACCATTGTTACAGGGAGAATTAGCAATAGAGGTTATCGATGCTACAACAGTCAAAATGAAAATAGGTACTGACGGAGTAAAAACCTTTAGTCAGTTACCATATTTCACGATGAATACTTCAGAGTTAGCTGCAGCTTTAAGTGATGCCGCTATTATGGAAAAAGTATTAACTGGTTATACAGCTGCTTCTGGAAATATCCCTATCGGCACAGCGGATACTATATTAGAAGCTCTTAAAAAACTTCAATCTCAAATTAATTCGAGAGCAACTTCTACTGAATTAAGCACTGCAATTCAAAATTTAGACAATGAATTCCTTCAGCTTCAAGCAGCAACATCAGTACCTACAGCGGGGAAGCTATTGTATTTAGATGCAAATGGTAAGTTGCCAGCATCTATCACAGGTGATGCTGACAGCGTTGATGGTCTACAAGGAGCAGATTTACTGCAGAAGGCTGGTGGTACAATGACTGGGGCTCTCATTTTATCAAGAGATCCTCTATCCGATTTAGAGGCTGCATCTAAACGTTATGTAGACCAGGCGAGACAAGGAATTGATGCGAAAGATTCTTGTAAAGTAGCAACTACAGCAAGTATCACATTGTCGGGCACTCAGACTATTGATGGCATTGTTTTAACTGTTGGCGACAGAGTCTTAGTAAAAAACCAATCGACTACTTCGCAAAACGGAATCTACATAGTTGCATCTGGAGCTTGGAGTAGAGCTGCAGATGCCGATTCATCTTCTAAACTTAATTCCGGTTCTTATGTCTTTGTTGAACAAGGTACTACTTTAGCTGACACAGGTTGGCTGCTGTCAACTGACGGACCTATCAATCTTGGAACAACCGCTATAAATTGGATTCAATTTTCATCGGCAGGAGTGCAAGATGGCGATGGATCAACAATCGTTAAAACTGGAAACACTTTTTCACAAAAGAGTGGAGTTGCAACACCTGGTACTTTTAAATCAGTAGTTGTCGACACTTACGGAAGGGTTACTGGTGGTTCAAATCCTTCAACTCTTGCTGGGTATGGTATTACAGACGCACAAGCTGTGATTCCGGCAGGAGGCACTGATGACTACTATGCTGGGGATAAAACGTGGAAATCGTTAAGCACTGCAGTAAGATCTGTTGTTCTAACAGGATTGTCAGTCGCTACAAGTGCTGTTATTTCTGCAACGGATTCTGTAATCGGTGCTCTTGGTAAACTCCAAGCGCAAATAACGGGACATATAAATAGAACAGATAACCCTCATAGCGTGACAAAGGCACAAGTTGGCCTTTCGAATGTGGATAACACTTCAGATGCTAACAAGCCTGTATCAACTGCAACACTGACAGCTCTGAATGGCAAGGTTAACACTACAAGGACTGTCGCTGGAAAAGCTCTTACTGCGGATGTAACAATTTCTCTATATGATTTAGTTGATGTTTCAGCAGGTGACACCATAATTTTAAGTGGAGGAGGAGCAAATGGCTAAAAAAGTCATCAAAGCTATTCCAGCTAATCGAATAGACACTGCTTCTAACTGGAGTAGTGTTAATCCTATTCTCGAAAATGGAGAAGTCGCGTATGAACTTGATCCTGACGGTTTGCCAGGGAAGTATAAAGTTGGAAATGGGACAACAGCCTGGAATGATTTGCCTTACTTTTCGAGAAAAAAACTCATTGGATCTGTATCATCATCCAATTTTTTTAGCTTTGCTCAAACAGAAATTAACCCAAGTAATTATTTTGCAAAATTTAAAATAGTTGTTACCAGTACCGTAGACTCTACTATAGAACATGAATTGTTCTTAGAGATAATGGGCAATAAAAACTATAGTCCTATAGTAACAGGATGGAGTCGAACAAATACTACTTCGGCATCTCAAACTGGTATATATTATATTAGAATTGCATATCCAAAAACTCTTAATAATGGATATCGAGCATTATTTGATTTATGGACTTATAATTCTACGAAGCGAGATATCTATGTCGAATTAATAGAGTCTTCTGGAGTTTTATTAACTGGCTCTATTGCCACTTCTTTATACAATAGTTCTTATCAAAATATTACTCAGCCAGCAGTCCTATATAATGGAGTAATCGGAAATTCAACATTATATATTTCTGCTTCAAGCGCAGGGGTTTCGACTCTATCGTATAATTTATATAATGCTACATTTTTAACAGCTGATTCTGTTGTAGCAAATGATTTAGTGTTTCTTAATACCTCTACTAATAAATGGGAAAAAGTAGTTAATGGAAAAAATATACCATTGGGAACAATGCTAGCTAGAGTTCACTCTAGCTATGCTGCAAACACTACTTGCGGAGTTATTTTACAAGGCTTGTGGCCCGCACCTGCTGGTGTTTCAGGACTTGTGAACGGAAAGGACGTTTTTTTAAAAGGATCAATTATTTCAGGCAATTTTGTTGCTGATGGTACTTTAACAACAATATTTGAGCCTGGATTAGCATACATGAGATTAGGATCGGTTATAAATGGTCAGATAAATTATGATCAAAACAACAGAGTTTATACAATCTCTGCAAGTGGAGAGCTCGTAGCTATAGATAATCTTTCTTTTCCTGCTTCACTTCCTGCAAATAGTGGGAATGCAGATACTGTTGATAGTCGGCATATATGGACTGGATCTCAAGCATCATATGACGCACTATCAAGTAAAGACTCTAACACTTTATATTTCATCGTATGATAAAGATTGGGAGTAATAGCTTACAAAAGGTATATCTAGGTGCATCCGAGATACAAAAGGTGTATTTAGGATCATCATTGGTATATCAAAAACAAATCGCACAACAGACACTATTATATCTAACGATAGGTACTCCTTTTGATCCGTATGTATATCTCTCATCTCAAATATATGATCCTTCTGGAGCTTCGGTATCACTAACACCTGGTAACACTGCCTTGCCCACATGTTGGGCTAGATTTGAGCTTTTCGATCAGGGTTACCAAGATGCATTCGGTATGCCTTTAATTGGAGTAACATTTGATTTTAAATGTTACAGGACATACGATGGAAATAGCAGTATTGCTTTTTCTCAAAATATGTATATCGGTAATGGAGATGTTGTCGATCAAGGTATCGATGTGTATGGGCTAAATCCAGCTATCAGAGCTGGAGAAACTTTTGAATTCGCAATTGAAAACTTAAACTATATTTAAAATGGACTACACAATACTATTGGGAATAGTCACAACATTCTTCTCTGGAGTGTCTATTTTCCAATTTTTAACAATTAAATCCCTTAAGAGGGAAAAAGCTGCAGAAGCCAAAATAAAAGAAGCTCAAGCCAGAGAAGGAGAAGCTACTGCAGATTCTCTAAAACTTACAAATATTGAAAAATATCTCGATGTTTTAAGTCAAGAATTGAATAAGTCTCAGAAAGAAAATTTGCAATTAAAATCTGAAAATTCAGTCTATTTAAAAGAACTGTCAGAACTCCGATTCAAGCTTTCGGAGGTAGAACGAAAAGTCACAGGAATGCAAAAGGTTATTGATCATGAAATATCACGGAGAAAATATGCAGAACGGAATATCTGTGAAAATACAGCATGTCCTGATAGAATACCAGAATTAGGAACATTCGATGTCGAAATTAAAGAATTTAAAGAAAAACGTAACTAATATGATACTCACATTTAATCAATTAAGAGATATCTATCCGTTTGCTAGACCTCAAAAAATAAATGATTTTTTACCTTTTATTAATAAATATTCATCACAATATGAAGTAAATACTAGGTTAAGAATGTCTGCATTTTTAGCGCAAATTGGGCATGAATCTGGTCAGTTAAAATTTACTGAGGAAATTGCAGATGGTTCAGCATACGAAGGAAGAGTAGATCTTGGTAACCTTTTTAAAGGTGATGGCAAAAGATATAAAGGTAGAGGGTTAATACAAATAACCGGGAGAGCAAATTATAAGGATATTTCTGATGATCTTGGTATTGATTTCATCAAATATCCCGAAAAATTAAGCGAACCTGAACTATCTGTAAAAAGTGCATACTGGTTCTGGAATAGACAGAAACTAAACATCTTAGCAGATCAGCAAGATTTTAAAAGGATAACAAAGCTGATTAATGGTGGCTATAACGGTATAAATGACAGATATGCTCTTTATGAAAAGGCACTTAAAATTCTAAAATAAAAGACTATGCGTAATTATATCATTACTTCAATATTTTTTGTTTTGTTGATATCTTGTGGTACAACAAAACAAAAAATAGATGCATCAAGTGAAGAAATAAAAAGCACTAAGCTATCTAGGATAGATAGTGCGATCCTAGTTAGAGTTATTTCTCATCAAATACAATCTTCTCTTAATGTTACTGATTTTAGTAAAATTAAGATTACTTATTTTTCTGATAAAAGAGATACTATAACAGGTGGTCAAATTATAGATCGAATCGAAGAACGGGGAAATAACATTATAGCTCAGTCGAATTCTGCGCAAAAAATAATTGACAGCACAAGCGTAAAAAATAATTCGAATACAAATTATCAGGAAGATTTGAAGATAACGACCATAACGAAGACAAAAACAAAGAAAAAAGAACTTTCATACATATTAATAGCGATACCGTTCATTATAATTACATTATGGATTTTAAAGAAATTGAAAATTATCTCGAAAATAATTGGTTTTGTACGGCAGCTGAAGTAGAACTCGCCAAGGAGCTCATAGAAACAAAAATCCAAGAAATGAAGCAGGCTTTGCTTAAAATCAAACTAATTTTGTAATTAGTTGAGTAATTATGATAATATCTATTTTTCATTAACTATATTTAGGTTCGAATCACAACCGAATCACAATGAAGTAATCCCAATCACTTGGCTTTGGTTTTGATAACATCATATTATTTTACATTTAATTAAGCACTTTATTAATCATGCAAGTATCAGATAAAATTGAAAGTTTGTTTAATGATTTTAACAATCAATACAAAAATTTAACAAAGAATGTTATAGATAAAAATTGTCTTATTAATGATTATATGCAAATCGTTACGAGAAAAGATTCAGACAATTTTTTTCAAAAATACGGAGTTGGTAATGTGATAGATGGGCATGATAGACCTTATGAAAGACAGAAAGCATATGAACTATTATTAAAAATTTTACATTATTTTGATAATGATCAATATAATAAGATGCACAAGGGTACTCCATTTTTTTTTATTTCTTGGTGCTCATTTCAATACCATGATTTTACTAAATCACTTTTTTATATGGATGCTTCTGTTAGTGAGGATTATAAAATTTATGACGTAGTAAACATGCAAATATGTACTTCCTCTATGAAATTTTTCTTATTAACAGATGAAAAAGATGTAACTATTCATCAGGAGCTAAAAACATTAGTTTCCAATACTCTTGTTGAATACAATAAGAATAAAGGAAGTAATATTACAATTTTAGATTTTCGAGCAAAATTCATTAGTGACTTACTATACTCAGAAAACAAAAAAAGATCCTTGCTTTCTGCTTTTTATGTATTTTTACTTCAATATCACGACATAAAAAATCAATTAATTCATAGGAGCAAAGAAGGTGGATCAATCCAACCATTTCTTAATCACTTATTTGATGGAGCAAGAATATTAGAATCTCTATTAGAGCTTAAAGATGCAAAGGGAAACAATTTAAGGAATAAAATTAGCAATAAACTTAACGGACAAATAGATATATCTATTCTAAGGTCTAGTCAAAGACTAAGTGATGCGACAAGAATATATAAAGATTTAATAAATCAAGGGAAGAGTTTTCAAGAATGTAATTATGCTACTTCATATATTATTAGAAATACTACAGCACATAGTTTATTGTGGTTAGATGAATTTACTGATGAATCTTATACCATTTTATATAATTGTTTAATAAATTCATTAATTTGGACAATAGATTATTTATGGATACAAAATAACAATTAGCTCAAAATGTTTTCCATATATTTCACAATTATTAATTTAAAATTTATAATTATCTGTCTATTATGTTTTTAATAATATTATTATACAGCCTTCTAAGCTGTGGGTCTTGGGTTCGAATCCCAACCGAATCACAATGAAAACAAAATAAGCCGCAAAAATTTGCGGCTTATTTTATTTTCTGCGACTCGCTGCAAATTCATTTGCAAGCGAGACACAGAAAATAAAGAAAAGAGGCAACGCCTCTTATTTTGTTTTTCATTGTAACACCCCCAAAAAAGGGATCACCGAGCGATAGCGAGGTAATCCAAATCTCTCAAATATTTACAATTAATTGTTAATGTGAATATTCTGGTTCCCATTGATTATTTTTAATTATTTTTCAGAATAGGCATATCTGATTCTAAACGCACATCTCTCACTAAATCAACTAATTCATAAAGTTTTTCATGTTCATTATGTTTTAATATATTTATTACTCCTTCGCTTTTCTCTATAAGAGTATTATTCATAAGACCAATTCGTTTTAATTGCGGAATTATATTATGAGTAAAGCTTTTATAAAAACCATGAATTTCGGCTTCGTTACAAGGAAGTTTGTATCCTCCACTAGTTGAATTTTTTTGACTAACAATTAACGTCCCTTTATCTCTAATACTTCCAATTGTAATGATTGGATTTACTTTAGCTTTATTATACTTTAAACGTAAAATACGAGATATTTCTTTTGAGGAGACAAATCGTAATGGTTTTTTAAGAGCTTCATCTAAAATATAAGACACAATTTCGCATTCAGTTTCTTTATCGCTATTATGCTTAAGAAATTCTCTAGCACTACTGATTGAAATATTAAAAATTTCCTCATTGAATTCATCCGTTGATAATCCATTCGCAATACTCAAAGAAATTTCATTATAAGGGAAGTAAAGTGGTATGACTCTGTCACTAATAGAATCATATACTTCTTCCATATATTTGTCTATATTAGCATTACGGTAGAAACGTCCAACAATACCAGCATAAAAGTCTGCAAGTTGTAGAAGTGGCTCTTCAGTTTTATCATCTTTTATACTGAAAGTGTTACTATAAAAAAGATTTGTTTCGAATCCTTTTCTTGCCATGTAATCAGTTAAACTTTTCTGAAATGAAAGATTACCTGTCTTATCAAAAGTAACGTGAACTTCTCCATATGAATTTAAAAAATGCTTATTAATAAGGTTTTGAAAATACTTTTCAAAACTCCATTTATTATGTCTAAACCCATCTCCATTCAGTCGTTCAGTGTCAATCACTAAATAGCAAACATAATGAGGGACTGATTTTAAGTTATTAGCAATATCAATCCAAATTGTTTTGCGAGATATACTCTTTGATTTTAGAAATCCTGATTCTCTAAAATGCGAATGAATTATTCTGTTCAAAACTTCTCTCATAGATTTTAGATTTTTATCTGAAATCACAACTGCAGAGAATACATAATAATTATTGTTACATTGACTTTCTTTTGGAAGTGAACCATTTTTCATTTCGTCAATAAAGATATGCCCAATCTGCTTCAT